GTTGCTTGCGGTCTAACCACTCGCCTAAGTCGGATTGGGTTTCCTTATAGGTCTGAGCCAAGTAAGCAATATCGGGCTTCTTGGATACATAGAGAAGTTCGGGATCTGCTGCTGACAACATTGCGTTACAGATTGTAAGGCAATACGCCTTACAGGTCAACGCAATCGTAGCGTGGTGTAGTTAGTACCCTCCGCCACCCGTTGCTTGGAGGCTTGATTCGCTTATGTGATCGGGACCACTGACGTAAAAATAACGCAAGCAATCGGGGAAATCTTTGAATGCGGATGAACGAGTTGCATCTGCTGTGTATTCCATGAGTGCGGAAATCGTATTCTCACAATGATCGCTGACGAATAGCTTTGGAGTGTTCTCGTCATTCATGGGTTCGGTATCATCCCAACTGAGTGCATCGTTTATTTTCGCAATCCCCGCTTCGATATCCACTCCAGGTGCTGATCGAAATACAAACCCAAGGTTGCTCATCGTGTTGATAATATTCGACTCACCCTCTTTGGTTCTCACAGTGGCCGCTCCCATTCGCGGGTCAACGATTCGTTCAAATATGTCCTCCCCTCCTTCCAAATCGAGAAAGTGATCACGGTATTGGATATACCCCCAACCCAAGGGCTTTTGACCGGGACCAGGTTTGCCTACGCTCTTTCCCGCACCGTTTACGTGGGGCAATGCCCACGGGCCTCCCATGCTTTGGTCAGGGAATTCACGGTAGACGTATGCTCGACCATCGGGAATCACTCCAACCCACATCGCAGACCAAGGCTTTGATCCACCGGGGTCGCATATAAAATACCTTGTGGCATTGATCGAAGGATCAGCAATGAAAGGAATCTTAGAATGTTCAACCACGTTGGTCTCGCGGGAGAATTTTGGAAACCTACCCTCAAACGACTTGGACGGGATTCCGTACAACCGAGCAAGTTTTGTTTCAAGTGGTTGCTTGGAGTAAGTTCGCATCAATTCCTTCCCATCAATGAAGGGCGAATCCTGCGTCCAAAAGTAATGTATCCTACAGTCGGGCCAATTCGCGGAGATCTGTTCAACGGGTAAGTCCCTCTGCAAGAGTTCGCTATATCTAGTCCTTACGGTTTCCGCTCCCTTGAGTAAACTATTGATCAAAGGTGTCCAACCTTGCAGCGTTGTGAAGGTCAAAATCAAGCGACCCTTGAAGTCGGTCAGCCTCGCCAGTAGGGATGTAAAAATATTTTCAGGAATTTCTTCATCTGCGTGTATGCAATGAGCGGCCCAACCCTCGAAAATTTGCGGGTCTGCCTGGAACTGCCTGTAATTATTAAAAAATATTGTCGAACCCCGTTCTGCGTTTGGATCGGTAGGTGGGAAGATTGCCTTACCCGCATTGAACCCGTTCTTTTGATTGTACTGTAAACTATGATTCGCACTCTTCTTTTTTGCTCTCTTGTATCGAGCGGGAAGATTTTGCCATATGTAGCGTTGGGCATCGCTTATCGATCTTTCTTCACTGACATGCATTGAACGGATCTCCGCTTCGGGAATCGTCTGAGCAAGATGCACAAGCATGCGGTTTGCGAAGAAGGTTTTTCCACTCCTATTGCCTCCACAAATCACGTGGATTTTGTCCTTGTCAAATCGTTCCATCACGCGCCGCCAACTAGGCAAAGTCCATCCCCATTGGATAGGATCTTCTTTCTCGGAGGCAGGTTGATCCATTAATAGACGGGTAAGTGTTTGCGCTCGCTCCGGGTCTTCTATGGTCAAGCGATCTATCTCTTCGGGACTCAATGCACAGACTAGCTCGCCCTTGTCGTACTTCAAGTCATCCGTCCAAGGGATTCCGAAGTGAGCGTTTACTTCGTCCGTGTAGGTTATCTTAGGCATAATCGAATGTCATTTGATCTTTTGGTGGACGAGATCGCATGGACGAATCATAGTTTTCCCAAGGTACGAATTGGTAATATCTGCGGTTTACCCAGCGCTGAAACTTTTTGAGTTCGGGATTTTCTTGGTCATAGACCATCGGGTAGGGCAAAACTCCGGCATCGTTAAGTTTGTTAAAGCGCCAAAGAATATCGTCCATTGTTTCTCCGGGCCAATAACCAATGAGCATATAAACCATAATCTCCCTTGGCTTGATTCCCGCATCGATTAAAATGTTCAGACCTTTGAAAAATCTTTTTTCGTCCTTTGGATTATCCCATGCCGTATGAAGTCTTCGGTATTTGAATTTAGCCTCGAAAAATTGCATCTCCTTGAGCATCTTTGCACCCTCTTCGTGAATCAATCGGGCATTCATTCCTTGGTTGAAGTTCACCTTGAAATCCCCGTCTAGTATTTCTTCCGACTTCTCTTGCCAATCAGGTTGGCCGAAAAAGTCATTGTCGAGCAGGATGATTTCTTTTGGATGAGGTTCACCTCGCCAAATCCGATTGATCGGACCATTGTCCCGATTCTTTCCTTCCTTGCCGGGAACCACACAAAACTTGCAAGCCAAGCGACAACCTCGTTGGCTGAACCCTATGCTTTGCTTGAACTTCGGATATATTGAATAATCAAAAAACTCGTATGGGCCACCAGTAATGTCCTCAATAGTCATCTTTGACTTTGTTCCGGTTCCTCCGACTATTGCGTTTGGAAACTCAGTAAGGAATCTATCGAGCTTCGCTTTAGTCCATTGAAATATTGCCGAGCCATAAACGACGTCGTATTCGGGTTCAAAAAGTTGACGTTCCCAAGTCTTGGAAAAGTGAACCTCGTCACCTTGCGACTTGTGCCAATGTGACAATTTCATCAAAGCGATATTGGGCAATGCCCCGTCTAGCTGAGTTATTCGTATCTTAGGCATCGAACCGTCTAAGCTTATCCTGCGTCAGCGCATACCCTATCCCATACCCTAAGTCGGTCTTGTTCCTGTCGAGAATAAGTTCCTCCTTGTGGACCCATCCCTTGAAGTCGAGGGTCGATCCATCGACCACGCAAAGAACATAAACATCCACATCGGGGTTTACCTTGAGTGTGGAAAGCAATCTTGCACCTTTGTGCTTGGATGCTTTGACGTCATAACGGTTACCACTTGGCATTACCCCATCCGCAGATCCGCTTCTAGGTGTAAGTCCCAAGTCGGGAAAGACGTTCATCTGCTTGGCAAATCCGTATTCTGCCATCATGCCCATCACGTCTGCTTCCGCTCCGTCCTGGTTGCCCATCTTCGCGTCACGCACCCCGTTACCACGGGCAATCAATGTACGCATCCGGCCAATCATTTGGCAGACTTGGACTTCGTCGGGTTGGAGGGTTAGCTTCATTCCCTCGCTTGGATCTCCATACCTACGATAATCCCTTCTTCGAGCGTTTGGACCGAGATTTCTTCCGGCCCAACCGTCCATCCCTCCGTATCCGTTCCAACGTCTCTTGGCTTAATTTCGAGCATGGTGGACCCAGCTTTTTCAAGTCGCACCGTGGTAACTCGGCAACTGATATGGGTATTGCTCGCCCGTATTTTTTCCAAAAGATCGGGTTGAATCCTGGTGGACATTTCACGAATCACTCTTTGCCCTTTCTTCAGAAAGTTCTCTCCATAGGTCGGAACATCTTCTCTTGAGTTCCAAGTTCTCCTTGCTGAGTTCCTTGTTCTCAACTTTCAATTCATCCCGTTCCTTGGTCAAACGGACAACCATTTGTTGCCAACTGACGTTTTCTTTCGTGGGTTGATGGATATTCATTCCTCCTCCTCGTCAATCTCAGATTCGAATTCAATGACGTCTTCCTTGTAGTATTCGTTCAATGCGTCAGATACGCAGTCCAGGATGTCCTGCTGCTCCAAATCACTCTCCTCTTCCCACCTATGGAGCAAAGCTTTGAACTCATGAATACACTGTCTACTGGCCTCACTCATTTCTTCTTGTTCGTAAAATTCAAACTCCCGTAGTTCTCAGGCATGATTCGTTGGACGTCCGTGCGAATAGCTTGCTTCTCCCCATACTCGTCCTCAGTGAATCCGAGAATTCGAGTATTGCTCCAAAAGCGTTCCCACGCCTTTTGTGCTTCGGGCAAGGTAAGTAACTTTTCACTCTTCCTCTTCTTCGGTTTCGTCATCCTCGTCTTCCTCGACTCCCCACATCTCGTCGCATTTCCAATCGTCGTTCGGTTCTATTGGGTCAATCATCGTATTTGTCGTTTAATTGTTTCCATAAAGTTCTCCATGCAAGTTCTGCTGTTTGGGGTACAACGCCATTGCCTAAGAGTCGGAGTCGATCCACTCGGTTGGCAATTGGGTCCACCCCACTTCGAGTCCCATCAATTGCTCCACCCAATTCGCCGACAATTTCGGTGACCCGTGGTTCTTCCCACTCGTATTGCTCTTCTCCGGGGCGGGAGGGCCAGCGTGTATGTTGGCCTCCTTGACTAACGAAGTCCTCCTTTTCGCACTTGGATTCACATTGCTGGAATCGTCCTCCAACGGAGTCGGCCAATTCTTCTTCGCTTCCTCCGCCAATATCTTGCCCCCCGTTCCGGGCTTGCGGCTGCCGGGGTTCCCGGCTCGCGGGGTGGGCCAATTCTGCTCCTTGTAAATGTCGCAAGTCTTCTTGTCCACTTGCTCCCTCAGATTGCTCGGACGCTTCCTTCCCTTCCTCGCTCCGCTCGCGATTTTCTCCACTCCCTCCGCTGAACGAGTCTCCATGTAATCCATCGTGTTTGGCGTTGCCCAATTCATCTGATTTAAGTCTCTCCCCAAGCACTTCTGATTGCTCTCCTTCGCAGTTCTCGCTCCCTCCACGTGGTCGGAGGCTTGCGGGGTTGCCCAGTTGCCCAACTCCCCGTTGATCGCCATTGCGGTCAGATTCCTGCTCCGTTGCGTCTTCTTCTGTCCGTCTTTCTGTAAACTGTACTTCTCCACAGTGTGGGCTTCGGGTGTCGGGTAGTTTCGCAAGGATGAAGCATCTGATGCGTTGGTGTGGCGCGCCTTTTTCCTCCGCGCTAAAGAGGCCCCACTCCGTTCGGTAACCATCTTCTTCCAAATCGGACAGGACTCGCCATAACCCCATCGAGGTGTGACCTCGGACGTTTTCGAAAAAGCACCAAAGAGGTCTAATTGTCCTGACGTGCTTTCGGATGTACGGCCATAAGTGCCTTGGGTCTTCTTCTCCTTTTCGCTTTCCCGCACTGCTGAAGGGTTGGCATGGATATCCTCCAGTGATTCCGTGTATTTTTCCTCGAAAGATTGATGCAGGGAAGGTTTTAAGATCGCTATAGATAACCGATTGATCCATCCGCCCTTCTTCAATCTTCGCAACCAGGTTTGCTTGAGCGAAGGTTTCGATCTCCACATTGCAGACTGTTCTAATATCCACGCCCGCTCGTCTAATGCCAAGTTCAAGCCCTCCGTATCCGGTACAAAATGAGATAACGTTTTGGGTATTATCCACATTTAGATTCCTCCACCTTTCGTTTATACGCCCTGCGAATGGCAGGATGGACGTAGCGACCCTTCTCTATGCTGTCGGCCCAATGCTCTTGGAAGTTCTCGTATGCCCATTCTTCCTCCATGTCATGCTTGGCTTGAATTGCCTTACGACGATCCAACAACTTCTTCTTCGTGTAGTAAGTATGATCAAACAATACCGACTTCATTGAAATCAACGGTTTGAAAAATACCGCCCTCTTCCTATCCAACTGGGTAACCAAATATCCGCATTGATTGATGATCTCACGAACAAGCACGTTGATTCGCGCTGAACTCACTCCAAAATACTCACCTATCTCCCTGCACTTGTACCCTTCCAAATAGTACATACTTACAATCCTGCGCTCACCTACGGGCATCAGACCCAAAAGAACGGCAACGAGGTCACGAATCTCAATCGCATCTTCGCTCATACCAATCTATCCTTCCTGTCGTACCTACCCACCAAGCGATACATGTCACCCTTTTCATGAGCTAACTTCACAATCGCACCCAAACCAAACTTACCAGGTTGAGCCTTGAACTTGCCATGACTTCCATCCTTGAACTCAACAAGACGCAAATACGGATTCTTCGGCAACATGTACACCTTGCCCATTTTCTCCAAGGGTACTTCCAAAGTCTGACGGATCATTCCCTCCTTCACGATTGCCGCCTCAGAAGGTCCGTCCTCTTCCTTGTCCTCCTTCAGATCAGCTTCCAACTCCAAGAGCATGGCCACGGCTTTCTTGCTCAACCGTCCCATACTCAGGTTCATACGAAAGCTATTCGCCTTAATACCAAGCCTCTGCGCAAATACAGGATGCTCAATACCCGAATCCGCCAATATCTTCTTTGCGCGTTCTGTATTCATCTGTAGTCACTCGTATTCTTTTATATTGCTATGTCAACTAAATTGAACTAAAAGACAAAAAAATATGCCAAGAATCTATAGAAGAAGAAAAAAACCTAACTCCGTAAGAGGCTTCGTTGACGATATGACTAAGAATAAAATAATCAATTCAGCCGCCAAGATCGCGGCCAAGCAATCAAACGCAACCGAAGAAGCACGGGAACTCAAAAAGGTAGACCCCGAACTAAGACAGTCAGTTGCCAACTTCCTCCGCTACCGCTTGGACATGACGGAACAGGAGTTCCTCAACCAGGTAAACAGCAAGCTCTCAAACATGGTAGGTGATTCACTCAACATCCTACACTCCAAACTGGATGACATACCTCCCCAAAACCTAGCCTATGCGGTATCCATCATAATGGACAAGTTCCTCACAGTCTCAGGAAGACCATCAAACATTACAGCATCCGCAAACGTCACACTCGGACAATCAGACATGTCACCGGATCAAGTACGCGACATACTCAAGGGTGCATCCAAAACAGTCAAAGAACAACCCACTGAAGCTTCAGAACAAAAGGTAGTCCACCTAGAACAGGACGATGAATAACAACAGTCTGGGGCCAAAGATCATACGCCTCAGAAAACTAGGTTGGTCATACAATAAAATTCAACAGCAATTAAACTGTTCGAAGTCCACAATCTCCTACCACCTCTCACCCGGTCAAAAAGAAAAGGTCAGAAAGAGAGAAGCAAGACTAAGGGAAACATCACCCTCAGTCCTCCTAATGAAGCGTATATGGCACTTTCAACATCCACGAACCCAATCACCCCCAAGGCAACCGTGGTATCAGCACAAGTCACCCAGGCAAATCAAGAAAGCAATCTCCCAAAAATCCCACCAATTCCAAAAGACAATGACTTTCAACTATAAAGACGTTCACGCAAAATACGGTGACCACTTCCCCTGCGCCTTAACCGGAAGACCACTCAATTGGAACAACCCCGAAGACTACCAATACGATCACATCACCCCAATCGCCCGTGGCGGAGACAATTCAATCAACAATCTCCAAATACTATGCTCAGAAGCAAACCAGGCAAAGGGACAAATGACGGACGAAGAATTCATCGACCTCTGCAAAGAAGTAGTCATCAACAAAGGCTACCAAATATACAAACCACTCGATACGACTACGAGTGGCTCATAGCACTCGCGCAACTCTATGACGAGGGGTGGCCTAGTCTCAGGCATTCACATGAATGCAACACAGAAGCACAGGACCATAGAAACGTAGAAACGCAGAAGCACAGGACCATAGAAGCATAGAAGCACTACGGGTGGCTACTGGGGGGTAACGCATGGTGAGGGGGCATGGGGCTGCGGTAGGGGGCGGTAAGGGCGGTATGGGGCTTATTGCGAAAAAAGTTGTGGGGGAGGTAATGATAATAGAGGGCAATAGCCCTCTCTCCCCCTACCCCCTCCCCCCCCTATATAACTGACGCGGGGCAATAGATCGCGCATATTTTGACCCGCGTCAGTTGATCATGCATATTTTGACCCGTGTCAGGAATCGTACCTGGGTGCGTCTCGATAATGGGCCAGTTTCCGGTTCGTTTTGAGAGGCAAGAGACTTTGAGTCTTCCGTTAGTCGCTTGCTAATTGCGACAGTTGCAAGGCTTCCGCCTTCGCGTGCTGAACTTGTGACAAACGGAGGGCAGTCCTTGCCATGGATTTGCGGTCATGTCCTTCAATCGTTGGCGTTCACTACTTGGTACAGTTGCGCCAGTTATGTATTTGCTCGCTTCATGCATGAATGGATTTTTAGCGACTCCACCTCGAAATGAATTGCAAGCGATAATCCATTATCAATAAGCCCGAGTTTTCCCCTTGCAAAACTTTTTTAACTTTTTTCTTGCGTTGTATTGTTTTGTAGTTTATTGCTTAT